GTGTGAGGAGCAGTTGCTTCAGCACGTAGTAGGCCTTGCCCAGCAGATTGAACAGGCCGGGATCGTTCGGATCGGTCGAGTAAAGGTTCAGCGCCATGGTCGGTATCCTTTGGCGTCATACGTCCAGGTTCTCGTCGTAGAGTTTGCAGCGGTCCACCTGCCGGTCCGCGGGCGTGAACTTCACCGTGGGCAGGTAGGCCACGCGCAGCGTCTCTCCGCGCTCCAGGGGCCGTTCCAGCCCGTATTCCAGCCGGGATTCGATGGCATAGATTTTCTTGGTGGCGTCCTTGGCCGGCGTGGGCCCCAGGAAATCCTGGTGGTGGCGGATCAGATAAAGTTTGATCGAGCCCTGATTCGTCTCCCAGGTGACTTCGGCTTTCGGCTCGGGCGTTTCGGGCCAGGAGCCTACGCGCTCGATCTCCCAGCGGATGGTAAGCCGGGCCTGCGGTCCCTTGGCCAGTTCGATCCAGCGGGTGGTCACCGGACGAGGCCCGGAACTGCTGCCTGTGCTGGGCACCAGGGCCAGCGGCAGGCCCACGCGCAGCGTGTCCTCGTGGTAGCGGGTCTCTGCCGCTGCCCGGGTGTAGAGGATTTTCCGGGCGATGTCACTGAGCTGACCGGGCGAATATTCCGGCAGCTCTTCCGTCTCGTAGCCTTTGACGGTGGTCTGGTCGCTGCGCTGTTTGGCAGGCTTCTTTTGTATCTGCTGGGCCGCGCCGGAGACCTGGTAGCCATGGTACATGTCACAGGGATGCTGCAGATAACAAGCCAGTGCCATCACCGCCGCGGGCCGGCGCACCTGGCCGTGTGAATCGTAGCCCCAGATGGCCGGCACCGGGCTTAAGCGGGGGTCGTAAGACGGCAGCCCCCCGCGGCCGACAGGATACGGCAACGTGAGTGGGCGACCGAAACTGAATTTGATCGCCCACAGCCGGCTGGCCAGGTCGCCAAACACCCGTTGGATGCGAAACTTAAGTTCGATTATGTTCTCGTCGCCGATGTGGTCCACCAGGGCGATCTGCTGGGGAACCCAGCCTTCATCCTGGTCCTCGCCGGAGCGGGGGATGAACTTGGCCCACAACATGCGGTCCAGCACGATTTGCAGGGCGCGGGTGACCAGGTGCTTCTTGGGCGTATGCGGTGCCCCTTCCAGGCGGATATTCAGATCGGTAATCCAGTTTACCCCGTCATTGGTCACCTCGGTGTGGGTCACGTCCATGCGCACCGCGGGACTAGGCGCTGCCGTGTGGACCTGCTTGTCGGTCACTTCATAGTCGCAGTCGAGACCATTGGCGCTGACGGTAAACTGGATCGAGTCGCGGCGGAAGCCCTGCTCCAGCGGCGGGACTACGATCTGGCGAGCGCTCTGGGCGGGTACGGTCGGATGGGAGATGCGCAGTCGCCCGCGAATCGTGCGCGTAGTGAAGAACTTCTCGTCGAGCCGCTCTTCGATACTCCAGCGGTTGGAGATCACCACCCCGCCGCCCTGCTGTCGGGCCAGGGGTTCCACGCAAGACGACGGCACGGCCACCTCGACCTGCCAGGCCACGTGGATCGTCTCACCCACCAGTCTGGCGAAACTCAACACTCGCGGTTTCGGTCCGTTGTCGGCATCACGGTAAGCACTGCCCCCCGGACGACTGTTGGCCGGGGCCACCTCCAGCACCACTTTGCCGCCGATGCTGATCTTCAGCCCGAGACGGGGCATGGAAAGCTGCGTGCGCAGGGATGTCACCAGATCGGGCAGTTCGCCCGTAAAGATCGTGCTGGGACCAATCCAGCAAATCTGATCGTCCCGTTCCCCCTGAAACGCACTCAAATGCGCAACCCCTTCCACGGTGATCCGGTGGCGCACGAACAACAGGTCCGTGCCCGACTGGTCATACTGGACCTCCTGGTCCCAGCTGCGGATCAGGCAATTGTGGAAGATCGTGTTGCCATACTGGACTGTAGTCATTCGAGCGGATTGTCCATCCAGGGGGCATTCTTGGGCCGAGGCCCCGCACTAGCCCGAGTGGGCCAGCGGCCCGCGGCCAGGTCATTGAGGAAGTCGGTCAACGCAGGGTCGGCCTTGGCGCCCGTCCATTTGTTGAGCCAATCCAAAATCCCGGAGATTGCCCGGAAATGCGGGTCGAATTTCACCAGAAAGGCTACCCCAGTTTTAACGCCGACCCAAGCCAGCGCGAGTATGTTCTTGATGTCATGCAGCGTAACAGCGATGTCCTGCCACTGTTTCTCGTAGGCCCCTTGAGCGCGCAGTACCATCGCGCCAAGCCCGCTGGTGCGCTGGGCTGTCTGGTGTTCGATTTGCAGTCGGGTCAACTGCAACTGGGCCGCGGCCGCGCCCATGCGCCCGCTGTACTGTGCCAGCTTCAGGTTGGCCTGCACGGTCTGCTCGGCCAGTTGGTTGAGCTTCTTGGCCAGGAAAACTGCGGCTATGCCCGCGGCCACGATCCAGCCGACCACGGGGACCGCGGCTGCACCAGCGGCGGCTGCACCAGCGGCCCCTGCGGCCCCTGCCGCTCCTGCTGCACCGGCAGCCCCGGCGCCTGCTGCCCCTGCGCCGGCTACTTCAGCCGTACCCGCAGCGCCCATGCCCAGGCCAGCCACCATCTGGCTGGAGCCGAACTGGGCAGCCATCCGGGCGGCCTGGCCACCCAGCCGAGCAGCACTCACAGCCTGCCCAATGGCCTGGCCTGCGCTACCTGCGCCCTGGGGCGCAAAACCGAACGCCTGACCAAGAGTGCCCAGCAGACCACCGCCGCCGGAAGCACCACCACCACTGAGCGTGCCCAGCCCGCTGGTCAGCTGCTCGACCGTCTGTGCCAACCCTGCCGCGGCCTGGCTCAAGGCGCCCGCGGAGCTGCGCAACTGGCTCTCTTGCTGCGTGGCGGCCGCCTGCTGGGCCGCGGCCGCAGGTGGCTTTGCGCTGGCCCGCTGGGCCGCCGCGGCCAGCACCACGCCTTCGATCCACTGGTTCAACACATCGCTGATTCGCACCGGGCGGCCTCCATCATCGTGCGGTACTGCTGAATCCTGGCCACGTGCAGCTCATACGCGGCCTTGGCCTCCTCCCCATCGTGTGCCAGGGCCTCCCAGTAATCCAGCGGCACCTCTTCTGAGAGGGCCGCGCGGATGGCCAGAATCAGCGGCCAGCTTCGCCGGCGCTGGATGCGCTGGCCGTGGAAGTAGAGCCCGACCCAGAAGTCGTAGCGCCGTTGGAGCCTTTTGGGGGCGAGTCGCCGGAGGCACTCAAGGCCGCAATCAGCAAGGGTATCCGCCCAGAACCGAGTTTTTTTTTGAGCCCCTCCAGGTAGTCCATGTACCGGCTGAACAGATCGAACAGTTCCCAGTCGGTAAGTCCCTGTCCGGTCTCAGGGCTGAACGGCTCGGCCCCGAAGGCCTCCAGGAGCCGCTTGCGCACGACAGTCAAGGCCGGCTCCTGCCCGGCCTCTGCCTCTTGCACCAGCCTGGGCCACTCGTTGTCCACTGCCAGCCGGGCCCAGATGGCCAGCGGATCGCCCCACACACGGCGCAGGCCGTTGTGATAGCGGAAGATCAAGCGTCTGGAGCGCAGCAAGCCGAACATCAGTAGCCCTCAGTTTTGCTACACGGTGTTGTTCCAGAGCACACCACTGGCGTCCTTGTGGGCCTCGAAGACCATCAGCAGCCGGCTGAAGCGGGTGCCCTTGTTGATCTCGATGGCATCCCGCAGGAAGCATCGCGGAAAATTCAGCGGTGTATCCGCGCAGTCGATGACCAGCCGGTAGGTCTCGGCAGCGCTGAACAGCAGTGTGCCTGGTGTGCCGGGTTGTCCGGGAGTCTGATCATAGAGCCGCTGGATTTTATTGGCCACGGCCGGATCATACTTGGTCAGCTCCAGCCGGATCACCGCGATCTCGCCCAGATACTGCACCTCGGTCGGCGGGCCCGCCTCGCCGCCCATGTCGTCGCTGGGCACATCCAGATACCGGGCCTCGAAGCGCACTTCGACCCCGTCCCGGGTGTAGCCGAGCGTCTCCAGGGAGTGAGATGCGCCGGTGTCAACCTTGACCAGTGCCGCACCGGAAACATTGACTTGCGTTGCCATGACTTCTGGTCCTTGTGATTATCCTCGCCCGAGGGGCAGGCGGCCTGCGCGGTTCGGGTAATAACGCCGGGCCCGCTCGGGCAGCAGATTCAGTCGCTGGTAGTCCACGGCCGTCGGCCCGTCGATCCGCGGCGTGCCGGCCGACAACTGGGCCGGCAGGGGGAACAGTCGCTCTCCTCGGCGTAACCGGTCCAGGTACTCTTCACACCGTTTGCGCACGGCCTCGACCTGGTCGTTGCCGTACTTCTCCAGGCGCGTGGACATCAGCCGGACCATGGCCAGCTCACAGACCAGATCGACCAGCAGGGCCCGGGCATTGCCGGTCAGGCCCGCCAGGTCGTCGGCCGAATAGACCTGGCCGGCCTGGCAGGCGGCGTCGATCTGTCCGCCCGCGGCATCCAGGGCCGCGCTGATGCGCCTGCTGGTGGGGACGGTGCCCGGTGTGCCATCGTCGCTGGCCAGATCGGCCAGCACGCGCTGATCATAACGGTCGATCAGGTCCTGGGGCGTGGCATAACTCATGGGTTGCTGCTCCCCAGACTTCTCTGGAGACTTGAGACTCACGGGTGCGGAGGGGCCGGGAAAAAAGCCGGCTTTTGATGCCGGCTTTACCTGCAGCCTCCCGCCTGTCTCCTTACTGGCAGTTGGTGAACTTCACAGTGGCGGCCAGCGCCACCGCCTTGGCCACGATGTTCTCCACCACGCGGCCCTTGGTCCGCCGGTTGTCCTCGTCGCGCCGCGTCTCGACGGTCATCTCTTCTTTGGCGAAGATCACCAGCGAGGCGAACGTGGGGGCCCCGGCCACTCCAACCAGGCTGCCGGGACGCGAGACCATGTAGGCCTCGGTGTTGCCGAGAATCTGGCTCACGGCCCGGGTGCCGCCCTTCTTGCTGGTGACCTTGCGCGTGGCCTCGACCTCCAATTCAAACCCGAAGAGCCGGTCGGGCAGGCCGTACATCACGTTGCGCCCGGGCAGCTCCCCGCGAATCTGGGCCAGGGCCTCGGGTGAGCCCTTGATGTAATCGACCAGCTCCTGTGAGACGGAGATTTCCTTCGCCAGGTTCGAGTTGATGACCAGCTTCAGGTCGCGGGCCGGATCGACCGCGGCCAGCGTGTCGTCCAGGATCACCTCGGCCGCCTGTTCGAGCGACTTCTGGATGGTCTTGTTGGCGGTGGTCGCACCAGGCCATTTGCCGGCGTCGATCGAGCTGACATCGATCGTGTGGCCCGTGGGCAGGCTGGCACTGGAGAGTGCGTTGATGGCCAACTGCGTGCGCGCGGTCATGGCCTGGCGGGCCTTGAGCGAGGAGTGCTGGGCCACGATGTCCCAGGTCGCCTGCTCCACGGTCAGATCGCCGAGCATGAACGGATAGGTGTAGCGGGTGCAGGAGAAGGGCTTGAACTCGTGCGACTCCGTGCCCTCCACGCCCTCAGGGGCGGTCTGACCGTCGGGCCAGACGAAGTTCTTCAGGTCGGCGTCCACGATGCGGCCGGCCTCTTCGATGGTCATCTCCAGGTAATAGCCGGCCACTTGCTTCACCGGTACCACTTGGGCATACCGGTTGACGGCGAAGTCATTGATGTTGCGTGCGTAGTCCACCACCATCTTGCCGGTGGCCTCGTGACTGGGCACGAACACGTTGTGACTGGACGGGTAAACTGCGGCCATTTCGGTCCTCCTTGATCTTCAGAAAACGCTGAGCGGTCCTTGCCTTTCGCGCCTACGTCAGCGCCGGGCGCACCTTGCCGAAGCGTGCCTGGACCAGGATTTTCTCTCCGTCGGCCCCGTTCTGCAGGGCGATCGCGCCATAGTTCTGGATCACGGTCCCTGTGGCGGCCACCGGTACACCCTTGCCGTCGGCGTCGGACTTGAGCAACTCGCCACGGGTCACGTTGTCGCCACACTCCAGCAGCACCACGTCGCCGGCGGTGTAGATGTGCAGCGGGTCGCCGTCCTCCGCGGCCTTGGGCGTGCCCGAGACCAGATCGCTCAAGGGCGGCTGTTTGCTGCCCTCTTGTGCGATGCCGATCACCTCGGCGTTGGCATCGGCCTGCAAGAGGGTAAAGTCCGCGGCCGCGGACATCTTCACGAAACGGCTGGGGTACACGTCACCCCCGGCCTTGAGTTGGGGAACGATGTTGGGCATTGCTTGAGTCCTTTCTGTGAATCAACCTGTGGATCAGTTTGGACGCGCAGCTATGCCGGGACAGACCTGGACGAGGATTTTCTCGCCTTCGCTGCCGTCCTGCAGTGCAATTGCGCCGTAAAGCTCGTGTACGCCGGGCAAGAGGATGATTTTCTTTCCTCGTCCCTGTTCATCTGAGCCTAGGAACAATCCGCTACCGACCGCTTCACCCAGTTCCAGCAGACACACGTCACCGACGGTATAGACATGCACTGGACCACCTTGCTTCGCCGCAAGCGGCGTGTCCTGCCAGTTGTTCAATGGCGTGGTCACGACGCCCTCGCCGCTGATACCTATCACAAACTGGCTGCCGTCGTTTTCGCTCACAACGAAATCGTCTGACATCGAGACAAACCGGCAGGGCCGGATGTCTGCGCCCGCACTGAGCTGCGGTACGATGTTGGGCATGGTGGCACCTCCCCAAACTTCTCCTTCGGTCGGCTTACAAGTCCGCCTCCCTCGCACCTCAGGCGATCGACTGGCCGTTCTTGAGCTTCTCCAGCACTTCCTGGAAGTCGGGCTTTTCGCCCCGCATCGCCATGCGCTCGCAGATGGCCACGGCCTTCTCGGCCAGTTCCTTCTGGTAGCGCTCACTCTGGGCCCCGGAGGGCGGGAGCTGGCCGGCCGGCAGGCGGTGGCCCACGGGCAGGCGCTGGTAGTTCTCGCGGATCAGGGCCACATGATCCTCGAACTGTTCGGGGGTCATCTTGGCCGCCTGGCAGCGCTCGACCTCCTTGTCCAGGTCGAAGGCGAACTGCTGCCTTAGCTCATACAGCCGGCTGTAGCGTTCGGCATTCAGCCGGTGGGCCTGCTCTTCCTGGAGCTGCGTGCGCAGGTGCTCGACCTCTGCCTCCAGCCGGGCGTACTTCTGGGCCTGGGCGTGCTCGGCCTTGGCGTCCTTCAGCTTCGCCGCGGCCGCGCCGAACATCTTGCGCTGCTCTTCGGTGAGCGGCTTGCCGCCCACCTGGCCATCCTCCAGAATCTGGCGGGCCTTCTCGGGATCGATCTGGTCAGAGGGCTGCTGGAAAGCCTCTTTCTTCGGTTCCGGCTCCGGCTCCGGCTCCGGTTCCGGCGCTGGCTGGCCGGCCGCCATCTGGGCCTTGGCCCACTGCACCCAGTCCAGCCCTTCGAGGGCCTCGATCAACTGCTGGATGTCCTCTTGGGAGAGTGCCATGGTCTCCTCCTTCTGGTAGTCTTCGGGTTCGTGGTCAGGGACAAACACGTTGGCAGCGGACGGGTGGACCGCCGCATACTTTTCCACCAAGACGCCCTCGCGCCGGGCCTGGTAGAGCATCATCAGTCCCATGTCCAGGCGCGGGGCCTCTGCGCCCAACAGGGCGATCGGGTCCATGAACATCCGGTCGTAGGTCTTCTCCAGCCACAACTCGGGACTGCGGCGGGGGTACTTTTTCACCCGCTCTACGTCCTCCCGGTAGATGTGCATGTCGGCCAGGATGGCCCATTTGTCTCCCACCTTGCCCAGCCGAAAAGGCCCGGCGAAACCGACCACCGGAGGCTCGGGCTTCTGCTCGCCGGGTGCCGGCGTATGGCCCAGGGTCACGGCCGCATAATCACCGGTCTGGTCGATCCGCTGGTTGCATCGCCGGCAGACCGCCTCCAGCTCGGCCCGGCCGAAGCGCAGCCGGCGCCCGTCCTTGGCTATGGTCTCGTGCTCCACGAACACCGGCACGTCGCGCAGTGTGACGAACCGCTCGGCCGGGAACGGGTTTTGGGAATGGGAATCAGTGCTCTTGATCGCCGTTACCATCTTGTCCGCTCAGGCACGCTTCCAACTGGTCCAGCAATTGTATGCAGCGCAGGTGGTCCACATGCGCGTCGATCTCCGGCAGCAGCTCACGCACTTCCAGCAGGCGCTGCAGGGCCTGCTGCTGTTCCACCGTCAACATGGGGCCGGGAATATCGCCGCAGGGCTCAGCCATGGCGATCCCTCCGCTCCAGGCCGGAGACCGGAGGCTGGAGGGTTGCTGGAAGGGAGCTGTTGCCTCAACCCTCCGGCCTCAAGTCTCAAGCCTCCCGCCTGTTCATGAGCACGGCCAACTGCCGGTCGTGCTCGCTGACTGCCTGCCACATGCGCTGCGTGCTGTCATGCAGCTCATTCAAACGCCTGTCAATCGCCTCCAACTGGGCGCCGATGGCCGCCAGTCGATAGGAGACCGTAAAGGCAAACGGCAGCAGCACCGCAGCCATGCCCACCGCGGCCCCGATCAGGATGCCCCAGTCGGTCGCAGTCATGCGAGGTTCTCCAGCAAGTATTGTCGTATCGCGCGCCTCACATACAGTCGTGCCAACACCGGCAGCCACAATTCGCAGTCATCACGCCACAACTCGATCCGCTGCACAGGGACGCGCACCGGGGTGAGCGGCCCCCAGCAGACGGCCGACGGCCCCCAGGGGCCAAACCAGCCAGCTCGCCAGCGCAGTCTGAGTGGTCCGCAGACCAGCTCGTTGAGCCCCCGCTGCCAGTGCTGCGGATGGCTCTTGAGCGAACGGACAATCTGACGCGCTACACGCCAGGCGCTGAGACGGATCATCTGTTCTCACATCCGAAACATGCGGTTCAACAACCGCTGGATGGCGGCGATCACAGTTGCGATCACCCCCCGCGGCTGCTTGGACCTGGTCCGCTTGGTGGTGGTCTGTCTGGACTTGGCCATGTCACTTGCGCCACGCAAACTGGAGGATACGGTCGCTGCCGATGTAGTCCGCTCGTTTGGTCTCATCGCCCCGTCGATACCAGACAATCAGGTGCGGGATGCTCTTCACACCGTGCTGTTTGCACCAGTCGGGGTAATGCTCGTACTCCACCACGTGCAGCATCCCTTTGCGCGCCAGCAGGTGTGCGTGCGGCTCCACCTGTCGGCAGGCTGCACACCCCTCGCCCACCACGAGCACCAGCACGGGCAGGGGCCTTCCGGTTTCGGTCTGTTCGAGGGGGGTAGTCATTGCGAGGAACAGCAGGGCATGGATCATTTAGCAGCACCTCCGTTGGCCACGGCCGCGGCCCCGCCATTGAGTTTCTTGACTGTGGCATCTGCCGCGGCCTCGGCCATGCGCTGTTTGGCCTTGGCCTCGTCGGGCGTGTCGTTATCGTCCTTCCACCAGTCAACTATCGCCGACTTGGCAGCGTCGTAGCCGGTCGGACCCAGGGCCCGGGCAATGGCACGGATGATAACCTTGCCGAAGCCAAAGCCTACCGCCCCCACGCCCAGTAGCGGGGCCAGCACAGTCCAGGCCAGCTCGCCCAGGAGCGACCACAGTGAGCTGCTGTGTCCCAGAGTGTCCGCTGCGCCCTCCCACTGGCCGCTCAAGGCCGCGCTGCCGGCCTGGGCAATATCCGGGGCCACCGCGCCGATCTTTCGTTCGGCCTCGGCCTCGGCCTGGCGCCGGCCTTGCGCCTCCAGGTAGGCCCCTACTGCGTCAGACAGCCCCTTCTGTGCGTCCGCCAGTCCCTGGAGCGGTTGGGCCAGCGGGCTAAGGTCGATAGTCACATCGGGCACTACCGGCGCCACATCGATCTGCGGCGCAGTCAAAGGTGGTGGTAGCGTGGGCCAGGCCCCGCCGCCATCAGGGGCCGGGCTTGGAGAGGGGGACGGTGCGGGCTGGGTGCGGAATTGCTGCCGATAGCGATAGGGCAGCAGGTACCAGCGCGACTGGTCGCTGGCGCCCGGACACACGCCGCCAGGGCACTGGGCCAGCAAATCGACAGATGTTCCCGCCACCGGCACCAGCCGGCCGGGCGGTACGATCCTCAGCGCTGCATACGCACTGCTTCGCTGCTGCGGCGTTCCGAAGGCCGCATACACGGCCTGGATCGACGATGCAATGCCCGTAGAATCATCCCCGGTACGCGCCCGGACCACGCCGACAATGTATCTCCCCTCGGCATCCATCAAGGCCGAGCCGCTCCGCCCGTTGGCCGGCGGTGGCACGAAGTACAGGTCAGTGCCGGAATAGCCGCGCGCATGGCCTTTGAGCGCCGTGGCCCAGGCACCGCGTGCGCAGCCGGCCGAGGTGAGCGTCTGGCCCGGGCGCACTACGAACTCCGGTGGTGCCAGCGGCACGACCTCGGGCAGCAGGCCCTCGAACTGCGCTTCGGAGAGCACCACGGTAGCCACGTCGTAGCCGGCGCTCCGACCGGCCACCACTGCTGCCAGCGGACGCGACTGGTGGCCGGCACGCCAGAACTCGCAGGTCACCTGGGTAGCACTGTCCACCACATGCGCGGCAGTGAGCACCCAGACCTGGCCATCTGCTATGGCAAACACGCAGCCGGTGCCGGTCGATCCGTCCCCGCAGCGGACCCGGCAGGTGGCGTCCAGCGACT